TAATTTTTTCATCTTGTTTTGTTTTTTAATATATTTAAATTGTTAATTATTCTTCTTCCCAATATGCAGTATAATAAGCATATTCTTGTTCTTCGCCCTCAGTTAATTTATACATACTTTCTTCTTCATCTTCTTCATTCTCTAAATTTTCCAAAGCCATTATACAATGCTCTAATTTTTCTATATCATCACAAAATACTTGACCATCTTGAAACTTAATATTTTCTAAAGTTGTTTTTAATCTTTCTTTAACAGATTTAATTGAAGATTCAATTAATAAATTTGAATGTATTAATACCATTTTGTTTTTGTTTTTTAAAATTTGTTTTGGCTAAATTAAAAAAAATTATTTAATTAAAAAAATATTTTTAGTTTTTATGTAAAAAAAAAAGACCTGAAAGTTAATTCAGGCCCTTTAAAATAAATTATTTTATTTATTATGGAGTTTCCAATGCAGCGATTGCAGTTGCAAAAGATCCATTTACAAACGCATTTGGCAAGTAGTTTGTTAAAGCAACTCTTTCGCTTACTCTAACAGTTACAAATCCATCCCTTACGTTAGTTCCATCTTCTCTAAAGAATTCAACATTAACACCTTGTCTAACCCATAACTGAGTTCCAACACCAAAGTTTCCAATTAAGAAAGTTCCGGCAGTAATTGCAGTATTAACAACAACTTTTACTCCGTTAAACGATGGTTGTAAACCAGCGTAAACTTGGTCTTTCAAGTATTTGCTAGTTGAATCTTTTAACAATAAGATTTTGTTAAAGTCAGTAGGATTTAACATAATACAATCAGCGTTGTAGTTTGCTAAAGCTAATTGGTTTAAAGATGCAACAATTACATCAAACTGATTTGCATTATCTACTGATTGATAAAAAGCACCACTTGAAGAAACATCAAAATCAGCAGCGTCAGTTATGATACCGCTTAAATTTGAACCTGTTCCGTCTCCGCTTAATATTTGAGCATCTTCAACCTCTAAAAGTTTTTCAGGCGCTCTTGCAGATAGATACGACGTTAATTGAGGCGTATCAGCTAACATTTCTTCAGAAATACGGAAGTAAGTTCCGATTTTTCTTACGTTAGCATCTGCCGCAGTCATATCAAAATCAGATTGCGTTAATGTAGTACCCTCAGCAGTTGGAGCCGCACCGTTAGAATATCCTGATTCTTTTACAAATCTAACAACGTCAGATTGAGTTGATCCAGTAGCAAGTAATTGTCTAACGTGAACTGGTCTTGTAGGATCAAACTTGTAACCTGGTACTCTATCCGCAGCAATTACCTCTCCGGTAAAATCTGCTCCGGTTGTCATATCCGCTTTCAATTCAAAAGATGCACTTCTTGAATTACCTTTTGAAAGGCTTTCAATTGCGCCATTATCTAAAGCGTCTTTTAAAGCACTTTTAAAAGTTACTTTTTTGTTGCTCTCGAATCTTTTTTTGTTTGCTACTTCCATAGCGTCTAAACGCTCATTTAATTTAGTAGCCATTCCGCTAACCTCTGATTTTACAATCTCGTTAGCTTTTTCAACAACGTTGTTTACAACGTCTGAATTAGATTTTTCAATCTTTGCATCAATTGACTTACTTATTCCGTCTAATTGATCTTTTAATTTTTCGTCCATTTTTTACGAATTTAAAGAATTTAATAAATAGTTATACACTTCGGAATCATTGTTTTTTACCTCAATATTCGGCGAAGTGATAATTTCATTCGGCTTCGTGAACTCAATAAATAATGATTTTAATTTTAATATTTCTGCTTCAATAGCGTAACCCATTTCGTCTGAAATTTCGCCCTTGCGCAATAGTTTTGATAGGTTATCGTATCTTTTAGAAACTTTCTCTAAATCTACGTTTCCTTTAACATCTAGTATTTTAGCTTGATCGTTAGCGGCCAAAGTAACGGCGCTAATTTCATATAATTTAACCTCATTGATTTCTCTATAATCTCCCCTGTCTTGCTTTTGAATTGGCAATATACCTACACTATTTTCAGTTATTACTCCGCTTTTCATTAATTCAACAACATCTTTTCCTAGTTGCGTTTTAGCAATCTCTGCAACAAAAACTAAACCTTTTTCATCTTCATAAAGTTCAGTCATTTTACCGATAGGTTGATTCATATCGTGTTGATATAAATATTTAACCCTAGAGCCATTCTCTGCAATTGTCTTTTTGTATGCGCCTTTCATAATTATATCAGAATCAGAATCTTTGTTTCCAAAATAACTTCCGTACCCTTTTATGATTCCGGCCTTTTCATCCGCATCAATTAACTCACCAACTGGAGCCGCTTTATAAAGAATTGTATTCATATAGAAAAATTTTTGTAAATATACGATTTTTTAAATTTTAGTTTTGATTAGGCAAACCTCTCTCAAATACTATATTGTTTTTTTGTGCCGGTATTGGTTTGTTGTGTTCGTGTAATGTGCCAACTCCGTAAGGAATACCATCAGGAAAGGCTAAACAATTTCCTTGAAACTCATTAAAATTTTTACAATTAAAACAGTTGTTTTTGTTTTCTTCTTTTAGTGTTGCCATTTTTTGTTATTTTTTTAAATATTGGTCAATAATTTCTCCAATTAGCTTAGCGTATTTTGAAGGATTTGAATTTAAAGTATATTCTGTAAATGCTTCAGCAATAAATTCATCTAAAGAATGCATTGCATATCTACCAATATAAATGTCGTTATACTTTTTTATATTGTTTGAATTTCTTAAAGACCTAATTTCTTCATAGTATTTTTTTCTTATTTCTCTAATTTTATCTAAAGCTATTTTTTGATTTCCTGACTTCATAGAACTATGCAGTAAAACGTGCGTCATTTCGTGAACTGGCGTTGATAAAAACATTTTATCTTTGTCAATTGCTGAAAACCATCTAGTAGTAAATTTATTTTCAATTACTTTAATTCTTGAATCTAAATTTCGTTTTAAATCTCCTAAATTTATTCTAGTTAAATTACCACTAACAGAATAACGCTCGACAAATCCATAAGTTCTAGCGCCACTTTTAAAAGATAATTTTACTGTTTGTTGATTCTCTAATGCTCCAAAATTATATTTAGAAAATAAATTACCAAGTAAACCATCAATTTTATTATAATCATCAATTGATAAACTTCTTGACGTTCTTATTGAGTTTACTTTTATATTAAATTGAGAAAATTTATTTATTAACTCATCTTTAAATTCTTTAATACTCTTTAAACTAGATTGCGCTATTGCAGAAATATTCTCAACACCTGAAACAACAGTCGCTCCTATATCTGCAACAAAATCTCCTAAACCATAACCAGTTCTAGTTCCGCCACCTAAACCAAAGTTAATATCAGTAATTTCTCCTGTCGCTTGGGCAGTTTCTTTTGGAAATACTGCAATAGAACAACGGCAGTTAATTACCTCACTTGATGGGCCACTTGGATCTCCTGGGTACATCATTAAAGAACCTCCAACCATAAAAGGCTCATTCTGAGGAACAGGATCACTTGCACCGGCTTCGGCGTGAGTAGACCTTGTTCTGTCGTCAAAAGAAGCAATCCACTCTTTCATCATATCAGCCGCCGGAAATATTGTGTTTGCAGATTTTAATGTTGCAAAGTTAGCGGCGTTTGTTGCCTCTGTTCTGACAAGTCTTTGTGCCTGAAATGTAGAATACTTTGTAAATTGGCTTCTTAATACTCTAGTTTTTTCGTCAATACCTGAATTTTGAAAATCAATATCAGTAAGTAGATTTTGAGTAACCTTTACAAGCGTTGCTTTTGCCGTTCCGCTTACTAAAGTAACCCTTTCAGCGCCTACGGCAGAGCCTAAAGATGCAAATGTATTTGACCATTGATCAATAAATTGGTTTGGATTTACGCCCTTTTTAATATACTTGTCAAAATTTCTTGCGTACCATTTGGCAAATTGTAAACCGATATCCTCGTATAAATCACGATATATTTTTATAATATCACTTGTATCAAATAATAATTGAAAGGTTGTTTGGTTTGCAGATAAAAAAGAATTTACGCCTCTAAAATATTGCTCTTTATAGTATCGCCTTACTTTAGATAATTGTTTTTTTTCGGCCTTGTCTAATTGCTTTTCAAAAGCCTTTTGCCATTTGTCTTTATCTAACCTCAATTAATCTTCTTTTAACTTGTTTACTTCTCTTATTGCCCAATCAACACCGGCAGTTCCTCCCCATAAGTTCCAGGCAACGTAACCGTTGTCTTTCCAAGGCTCTCCTTTATATTTAGGATCTATTTTTGCGTTTTCTCTGTGGCGGTTGAATTGTGCCATTCTTTTAACAACATCTAAGGAAATGTTTTCTCTGTTTGCAAGTTGCGAAGCTCTACGCCAACCAACATCAGTTCCGGCAGTAACAACATCACGCCCATACTTTTCACGCCATTCAATCATCCTTTTAGCGTTGTTGGTTGCAGATTGAGGATAATTGTTAAACGTTTCGGCTTTCTCTAAATTAGTTTTTTTTTTGCTTAAAAACTTATTTACATCAACATCTATTGCGTCAATAGGCAAATCAATTTCGCTTGGATTTGTAGGAATTAAATTAGCCGGTATAAAGTAATCGTCTAACGTTGTATTTTCTTCATCCTTTCCGTAATTCATTGCAGCACGTTTTTCATTTGGAGTAATCCACCAAGCCTTAGATAATTGATCAACCACCTTGTCCGTTTCCTCTTGCAATTCAGGAATAACAGAAAAATCAAATTCAATACAAAGTTTGTCACCATATTTAGGCGCCAACCATCTGTTTAATTCGTCTTTAATTTTTATCAGTTCCG